GTGCAAAGGTCATCGACTGGCGTGCGTTCCAGAAGAACGCTGGCTCTTAATCACCCGTAATGGGCGGCTTCGGCCGCCCGCCTCTTTCTGGAGAAAGACATGAAGAACTATATCCAGCCGGGTGACGTAATCACCGTTGCGGCTCCCGCCGACGTTGCCTCCGGCGACCTTGTTGT